AGACGCAAGTAAGCCGACACGGAACGGGTTCGTTCATCTCCTACGGGAGACGCAAATGCCGACTGAAGGAACGGGGCAAAAATCCCTACTACTTACAGGAGAAAACCGATGGCACAAGTCACATACAGAGGTATCAAGTATGATACCGACAGAAACAGAACACAGCAGACTAACAAGGTCGATCTAACTTACCGTGGTGTAAGAGTAGAAAAAGAACTTACAAGTGTTAAATGATTGAAGTTTTAGAAATTTTGGTAGCATCTGCCGTATTTCTTACAATCATAAATGCTGAAGTTCAGTTTCTATATGGAAAATAAAACGAAGGGGTTGATCCCCTTCTTTTTTTATGCTATACTGAGTGAAATGAAATTTTATCTATGGATCGTGGAAAGTTAAAGGACATTGTTCGTACATTAGAATTAGCAGTTGATGCACTTAAAGCAGAGGTTTACTCTGATGTTGAAGCATATAAAGAAGCAGCTAATGTAGATGGATTTCTCTTTGGAGATTACGATGAAATATTAGAGGATGACGATGGCTACCCAGACTAGAGCAAAAAGATTAATAAAGTTACTTGAAAGATTACTAAAACAAGATCATTTATATAGTGATGAAAAACTTAAAGAGATAAAGGATCAACTAAAAGTTCTTAAAGAAGAAGTTCTCTTAGCAGAAAAAAACAATTCAAAAGGATTTGGTAAATGAACGTAAAATTAGTAAGCATTACACCTGATGCAGAGAAAACCATGGCATATATTGCTAGAGTGTCTAATCCTTCAAATCAGGATAATGAAAAATTTGCAGGATTGTTGAAATATTGTATTAAACATCAACATTGGTCTGTTTTTGAACAATCTACAATGACACTTGAAATAGAAACTACTCGTGCAATTGCAGCACAGATATTAAGACATCGTAGTTTTACATTTCAAGAGTTTTCTCAAAGATATGCTGATGCTAAACTTTTAGAAACTATAGAATTACCAGAATTAAGAAGACAAGATAGTAAGAATCGTCAAAATTCAATAGATGATTTAGATCCTGCAGTTGTTGAAAAATTAGAAAAACAAATGAACACTTTGTTTAGTTCTGCTTTTTCATTATATAATCAGATGCTAGATAGTGGAGTTGCAAAAGAATGTGCTAGAATGGTACTACCTTTGTGTACACCTACAAGAATCTATATGACAGGTTCTTGTCGTTCGTGGATACACTATATAAATTTACGTTCAGCACACGGAACACAAAAAGAACATATGGATATTGCTAATGCATGTCGGAAGGTTTTTATTGAACAGTTCCCTACAGTATCAGAATCTCTAGAGTGGAGTTAAAATGGAATTTAAATGGTATTTAATAAAGTGTAAACTTGAAGATCATGCTTATCTTCCTAGAATGGTTTCTAGTGTAGAACTTAATTATACACTTACAGAAAAAACTGAAGATAATACTTTTATTGTAAAATCTCAAACTATAATACAGTTACCTAGACCTACAACAACTAAAGGTTATGTTGAGTTTAGAGAAGATATGTCATTTGAAAAAACTGTAGAAAAATGGTGTATGGATATAATATCTTCTTATGAGGATGAGGTTTTATTAGAAAGAGATAAATTGATAAAGATACTTAATGATATGAAAACTAGACAAAATCTTGAAAAGGGTGCTACAATCACTGAAGAAACTGTTTGGGGATATGGATTAGGCAAAAATGAGTCTGGATTGACTCGTGCGAGATATATTGATCCCGAAGCAACTGAACTCCCTTATGCTTCTAACTAAATAATTTTATAATACTTAATAATTATGGCTACATATCCCGTTGTAAACACAAAGACTGGTGAACAGAAAGACGTTGTAATGAGCGTCCACGACTGGGATCAGTGGAAGATTGATAATCCCGATTGGGAAAGATACTACACTCCAGATAACGCACCAGGTGTTGGTGAAGTTGGCGAGTGGAAAGATAAATTAAGAAAATCCAAACCTGGCTGGAACGATGTTCTACGAAAAGCACAAAAGGCACCAGGTTCTGGGGTGAAAACATTATAAATGGCACGTAAAAAGAAAGCAGAGCAACCAATCGGTGTAGGACTAACTACCAAGCAAATGAAAAGAAAAAAACCTTTAAATACACACTATCTAACAGAGGTGAACCCTTTAACTGAGCATCAGACACAATTGTTTGATTCTTATGCACAAGGAAAGCATTTGATTGCGTATGGTGTAGCAGGAACAGGAAAAACATTTATTACTCTTTATAATGCACTCAGAGATGTATTGAGTGATGATACACCTTACGAAACAATATATCTTGTAAGATCCCTAGTTTCTACAAGAGAGATTGGATTCTTACCTGGCGATCATGAAGATAAAGCAGACATATATCAAATCCCATACAAACATATGGTAAAATATATGTTTCAGATGCCATCTGATGCAGACTTTGAAATGCTATATGGCAATCTAAAAGCACAAGGAACTATAAAGTTTTGGTCAACCTCTTTTATTAGAGGAACAACTCTTGATAATTCAATTGTTATAGTTGATGAATTTCAAAACTTGAATTTTCACGAATTAGATAGTATAATGACAAGAGTTGGGGATAATAGTAAGATTATGTTCTGTGGCGATGCCACTCAATCAGATCTCACTAAAACCAATGATAGAAATGGTATTGTTGATTTCATGAAAATATTGACATCAATGCCTTCAGTAGATATTATTGAATTTGGTTTAGATGATATAATACGTTCTGGACTAGTAAAAGAGTATCTTGTTGCAAAACTTGAGTTAGGTATGTAATGTTTAAACATATTGATTTGGAACTTCCTAAACTAAGTAGGGAGACTATAGATGGAGTTCGTTATTATTCAGTTCCAGAAGAAGATGAGTTAATTAAACTTGTTTCTATTACTTCAGTTACTAGTCATTTTAATAAAGATATCTTTGTTAATTGGAGAAAAAAGGTAGGAGATGAAGAGGCAGATCGTATCACAAAAGCGGCTACAACCCGTGGAACTGATATGCACACTCTTACAGAACATTATCTAAAAAATGATGAAGAACTACCTAAAGTTCCACCTATATCAGATTTTCTCTTTAAAATATCAAAGGGAAAATTAAACAAAATAGATAATATTTACTGTCTGGAAGGTTCCCTATATAGTAGAGAATTAGGTATTGCAGGGACAGTCGATTGTATTGCAGAATACGATGGAGAGTTATCTATAATAGATTTTAAAACATCTAAGAAACCTAAACCCAAAGAATGGATCGAACATTATTTCGTCCAAGCAATGGCATACGGTTGTATGCTCTATGAATTAACAGGAATAACTGTTAAGAAACTTGTAATTATCATGGCATGTGAAAATGGAGAATGCGTCGTCTATGAAGAGTATGACAAAAGAAAGTACATCAAACTCCTCACCAAGTATATTAGAAAATTTGTTGGGGATAAACTTGACCTCTATGGAACCAAATAAAGAACTAGAAAAAGCAATTGAGAGTAAATTTTTGACTCCTCAGAAATTTGCTATGGAGATTGAAAAGATCGTAGCAGAGGAAGAATTCAATTATATTGATGCTATTTGCTACTATTGCGAAATTAATGGACTTGAGGTAGAATCAATAACAAGACTTATTTCAAAACCTTTGAAAGAAAGACTTAAGTGGGACGCAACCCGTCTTAACTTTATGAAACCTACATCAAGAGCAAAACTACCCTTATAATGCCTTCTAAATCTGAGTTAATGCACTATCGCTTACAAGCAATTATGCGTGAACATACTTATCCTGATTTAGAATATCTAGGTGTTAGAAAAGATAGTATAGGAATTCCTCAACACTGGTATAGAATTGGTGAGGCAGAGGTTCCTGTTGACTCTATAACTGAACTAGATACTGAAGAAAATGATGAAGACGAAAGTGACACCCTTTGAGACTTATCAAACATATCTTTCCATGAAAAATCATTTTACTAACCGTAAATATGATTTTTTTACGTATGGAGGGAAATCAAGAGCAACTATGACATCCTTTAATAAAAGGAAAGATAAGTATTGGTTTGAAAAGACTTCTAGGAAATATTCTGATCAAGAAATTACAGATTTTTTACTTGCAAACTTTGTAACTGCCGACACACCTCAAAATTTATGGATTGGAGAAATAATAAATTCTGGAGAAAAAACGTACGCAGACTGGATGAAACGACAGCAGAGTTTGACTTACTTGTTCAAAGAACAATCAACGGAATTGCTGTCGGAAAAAAAATTAGAAGAAGTATTCAATTGCTCGAAAGGACATCCAATAGTTCTCAAAAAGTATCTGGGTGGAGAAATATCATTAGAGACACTTACAATACTGGAAAAAATATTCTCTTTCGTAAAAAACTTTGATACAAAATTACAAGATCCAGTGTGGGAATCCGTCAGTTTGAAGATAAGGAAATATCTACCTTTCCTAAATATTAATGTATTCAACTATAAAAAAATTCTGAGGGATTTAGTAGATGAGTAATTTTTTTGATTCTGAAATAGTTAAAAAAGAACTTGTCGAAATCAACAAGTTACAAGAACAAGTGTACTCTCGTGCATTTGGTTATCCATTTATGTCCCGTGAAGATAAAGTTGAACATATTGACAAACTAGTTACACTATTAGAAAAGCAGAAAGTCATGTATACTAGACTATCTCTTTCAGATTCGCCAGAGGCAAAAAAAATGACACAAACATTACAGAAATCCATTTCAAGTATGGGTTTCCCGCCTGGTACTGATATGCAGATTTTGTTTAGTTCCATGAATGAAACTATTCAGACATTGAAACAAAACATCAATTGACTTTTAATAGTTTATCTGCTATAATCCAAACATCCAACGAATCCAATTAATCCGAGGTATCCAATTATGTCGTTTGCTAATCTTAAAAAGCAATCTAAATTAGGCTCTTTAACTGCAAAGTTAGTTAAAGAAGTTGAGAAAATGAACAATAACGGTGCAACAGGAGATGACCGTTTATGGAAACTAGACGTAGACAAAAGCGGAAATGGCTACGCTGTTATACGTTTCCTTCCACCCCCTGACAAGGAGGATCTCCCATTCGTAAAACTATACTCCCATGCCTTCCAAGGTCCTGGTGGTTGGTATATCGAAAACTCTTTAACCACATTAGGACAGAAAGATCCAGTATCTGAATACAATTCAGAATTATGGAACAATGGAACTGATGCAGGTAAAGAAACTGCTAGAAAGCAGAAACGTAAGTTAACTTACATTAGTAATATCTACGTTGTAAAGGATCCCGCAAATCCTGAGAACGAAGGTAAAGTATTCTTATATAAGTTCGGTAAGAAGATCTTTGACAAACTTACTGCAGCAATGCAACCTGAGTTTGAAGATGAGGAAGCAATCGATCCATTCGATTTCTGGCAAGGTGCAAACTTCAAGTTAAAGGCAAAGAACGTAGCAGGATACAGAAACTATGATAGTTCTGAATTTGCTGCTGTAACTCCACTACTTGATGATGACGATGCTCTTGAAGCAATCTGGAAGAAGCAATACTCTCTTGAAGAGTTTGTTGCTGCTGATCAATTCAAATCTTACGATGATTTGAAGAAGAGACTTGAATCTGTTTTAAGAGTTGGAAGCACTCGCATACAACCAACAGAAGATCTTGAACATGAAGATGATGATCGTGGTTCTGCAGAAGAATTAGTTACTGCTGCAACTCAAACATCATCAACTGAAGATGAGGATGATGCGTTATCATATTTTGCTAAATTAGCACAAGAATGATATTAGAATATACTAGAAAGGGGTCGTTTAGACCCCTTTTTTTTATGGAGATTTGATTCTCGTATTGGCAGTTCTGATTAATTTTGTATTAATAAATTGAGAAGACTTTGAATATTTCATTATCTTTCTCATATCCTTTAAGAATTGTTGTAGATACTGTGGTTTCAGTAATTCAATATTTCTTTTTTTCTCATTTACACGAGTTTCATATTCATAGTTGGATATACCAATTCTAACTGCATTACCTGATAGATCAGTAAGTGGATTAGAAGGGTCTGGTATTGAAAAATCTTCATCTACAATCTGACCCGCAGGTAAAATTAATCTATTTCTAAGATCCTTAATTTGAATTGTTTCATAATATTTTGTTGCATTTAAACTTGCACCATATTTTTTGAGAGCAAATTCATATAATTCACGACTATTTAATGGCCACTCATTGTTTACATTAACTATTCCCGCAGTTATTAACACTACCCAATCAAGATCACTTTGCCCATATACAGATTCTGCAACTTGATCTGGACGGAAACCATCTTTAACAGTTATTCTATCAAAGATAGTAAAGTATTTTTTCAAATCGTCTCTGATTTTTACACGACGAAATAAGTTTTTAACTTTTATATAATCGAAAGAAGAATTTCTATCTGCAAGTGGAGACAGATATTCGACATTTGGTAACTCTCTAAAAAATCCCATTAGTATCCTACTCCATTTCCTGACTCTTCTGATAAGTAATCTTCTCTGTATACTGGTGTCAATTCTCTGAAAGTTAAACCTACATTTAAATGTACGGGATTTCCATCATGGTATGTAGCATAAGTTCCAGAACCTGTGTAATTTACAGACATACTAGTAAGTGCAGATGGTTTAAAAGCATTTAAGAATGGATGTTGGTCTTTTCCTTTCATATATGTCAGATAAAATATATCTGGAGATTTTAGAAATAAACCTTTTACTGTTTTTGTTCCTCCCCTCTGAGCAGACATTGATTGTTTAAGAATTCTTATGATAACTTTTACTTGCTCAGCTTCTTTTTTACTTCTTGGAACTATATCCCAATTAAATGAAAAGTCTCTACCAGTTACACCATTGAATAGTAATTGTTGATTCTTATTGAGTGTTAATCCAGTCTCTCTTTCAATAAATTGTGCATTTCCACCACCTACAGCATTTGCAACCAGTCCTGCGACTCCTGCTGTAAGTAAATTACCAGCTACTGCTCTATCTGTTTGTGATAACTCATTTATTGCTCCTGTAATATTACCAAAAGCTGCTGCCCCCATAGTAGCAATACTACCCTCTGCATTCATACCTGCAGCTGCAGTAGATCCTGCCAACATTCCAACTGCATCTACACTTGACATTCCCCATTCTGCAGATCTACCATCTTCTACACCTTGAGGAACTGGTAGTAAAATTGTATAGTTAATATCTTTTTTCGCAATTTCATCACTAGTTTTTAAACGAAGTGAATCATCTGCTCTTTCTAAACCTGGTGGAGTGAACGAAACAATTTCAAGTCTCATATAATCATCATACTCATCTATCTTTGTATAAGGATATCTGAGAGGTGCAGATGATTTTGGTGTTTCACTAGGTGCTTCAGTCTGTTTACCTAAATCCTTATTTTTCTCAAATGTGGGTAACGGTGCACCACTTTTAATCGCTGCTTTTGCACTTGACTGATATTCTTCAGACCCAAAATATTTCTCTTGCTCTGCGTAATTTTCTCCGAAATTGACCATTATTATCTCTTTTTTTATCTATTTAGCCTATATTTACCAAAAGATAAATTTTGGGCATCGGATATCTCTTCATCAGTTATATTATACAGACCACCAACTATCTCTGGATAGGTATATTGTCTTGATTGTCCCCAGTGAAAATTAATTCCTTTGAATCCCCAATCAAACACACCCGTAACTGCTACTAAAGGATATTCATCATACCTTAACTGAGGTGTTTTGGGACGATATACAAAAGTATAATACTTTCCAACCTCTGGAGCACCACCCTCTGTTAATGCACCTAGAACCTCTTGGTAGATATCATCAACATCTCCCAAACCTGTAAAATCTTTTAATACATCGGATAGTCTACTCATACTCCTAGTTCTTTTTCTGTAATTACTTTAAACTCCCACCCACGATCTAAACAATATTCGGTTGCTGCTTTCCATTTTGATTGATTTTTAGCATATTCATATGCTTCACGAATATAACCTTTTGTTTGTCTCTTTGGTTTTACTGGAGGTTTTGTTTGTTTTTTAGGTTTTACTTCTATAAGGTATGATTTAATTTTATTATGGGATTCTTTCACTTTGATGTAAAAATCTGGGAAGTATCTATGAACCCTTCTATCAATCGGTGATCTGTAAGGAATAGCAATTTCTTCGCTCCACCACTCTAATATATTTCTATTTTTATCACAATAAACCATAAACTTTCTTTCCCATAATGAACGATACACTATATTCATGGGATTACCTTTATACTTCTCAGGATGAGATGGTCGGTATTTTCCTTTATATGTCATGCTAAATAAGTATAATTAAACTCATATTAGATATTTAGTGTGGAAAAACCGAGACCAAGAAGGATAAGCGATTTTAAACCAACTCTAACTAATCTAGCTCAAACTTCTCATTATGAAGTTCGTTTTGGTAGAGCAGTTGGAGGATTAGGTA